ATCCTCACACACTAAGCCATCTAGTGTTGTAACACAGTTACGTATATGTACTGTTTCCGCACAATCATTACATGCTGTGAGATACTCATCAACACATGCCTCACACCAGCTATCACCAAGCTCTTGTTGAATATCATCGGGTGCAAACGGTTCATCACAACAACAACAGTATGTCATGTCCTGTATGAACCCATGACAGCTACAGAGATTATGATTACCTCCCCCATGGTAAAGTGTCAATGTTCCGTCACTCTGAATGTCGGCATAGCCCATACAATCCATGTAAGGTACTTCACCCTCATTCCACTCAACACCTGTTATTGTCAGGTCAGGGTAGTTTTCTTCATTACCGTAAAGTGGTTCACCAAGATGATCGTATACTGTCTCACATTCCACAAAGAACCACTTCTTTTCTTTGGCGTACTCTTGCATCCTAGACTCAAGAGCACTAGAGTCACTGTAGACACGTCCCATTAACGTATTACCATCATCAAGATGAAACAGTAATGCTCTTGCAGTGTTGTTCTGTCGTGTGGAGACTAGCTGCGAGAATAACTTAGGGTTGTCTCCATACATCTTGATCTTGTCATTATTCTCTGTACCTGTCATACATGACCGTCCACCAACTCTGTTGAGGTAGTTCTGTGTTATGGCATCCTCCTTGTCAATCCTAAACTCAACAACAGGGAAGAGTTCATCAGTGAGGGAAGCTATCATATTCTGCACAGCCGACTCACCCAGAATCCCCGGCAGTATTTTCCTGCGAAGAAATCTACCAAGTTTGAGTTCCTCACCCTTACCCTTTACATCATAGTATACGATACCCGGTTTGGATTCGCAGATATATGGTGTAGTCTTAGCCAGATTGGCACAGATACCATCATGGTACTTTATCAGTGCTTCTTCACCAAACTCTGCTCTAAAAGAACTTCGGATGTACTGCCATATTCTTGACGACAAATGATTCATCGTAGGCTTCTCCTTAACTTCTGTTTTCTTTTTTAGTAGCTGATTTATGGGGTTTTCCACTGACATGTGATTCCAATTGATCTGGAACTGAGGTGCAGGAACATTTCCTACAAGAGGAGGTGCAGGAGTTAGCCTTTCCAGTGCTTCCTGATACATGGTCATTTGATCTGACCACGCCCTTTGCATTGAGTATGCTGATACTGCTTGTAAGTCTTGCACGTTCTCGTCTTGCCCCAATTCCGGTTCCGAGTCTTGTGTTGAGTCGTTTGAGTTGTTCGGCATTTGATAACCCCTTTCGATAAACCATTCTCTCATTAGCTTCCGCATGTTTGTCACGATTCTTGTGGTCTTTAATCGTCACCGTTGCATCACTAGCCATGATACTGCTCCCACATAACACGCTCTAATTAAACTACACAAAGCGATGGACGGGAGTTGAACCCGTCTCACCATCACACCACGACCGCTATCTGACTCTACGTTTGCTTGCTTGAAACTGTGTTATGGCACTTCCTATACCACCCTTGAACAAGAAACCACTGAGTACTATCAAGCCCCATGCTTTCCAAAACCCGATAGCCGATACACCAACAATAGTGCCGACCAAACAGGAGTTCCAGAGCAGCATCATAATCCATGCGAACAACGCACCGATAAGCAGACCCAACATTGTACCACCAACCACGACACCAATGATTCCTGTAAAGATTGTAAATAACTTGCCCATACTGTTGCTCCCTAAATAAAATAATATTAACAAACTACAACCACATTGACCTTACACAAAAGTCATCTACTGTTTCACATATCTTACATTGGCAGAGTACATCCCAAGTGTGTTCAAGGTTTCTGTACCATACCTTTGCCGTCAATATAAACCACCATACACATATTATTTGAAGACTAACCATTGGACCTGAACCCTCCTCTCACAATTGCTGTGATGACAAAAGGTTTCTTTGCCAAATATATGCAAGTCACTTCCATCCCTGCTTCTTCTATCCAAGCTTCACTGTCGTACAGCTCTTGCTTTGCTTCGGCCTCAGTTGGTGCTGTTACAATCCATTGTCCGAAAGTAAACTCAGTGTCAAGTTGTAAACAGTATATATTCATTACCAGCACCCTCCACCGTTATGTATGCTCATTGGACAGTCTTCACACGCATCCATTGCAAGACACGTCTCGTCTATCTGCCTTTGTTCATCCTCATCATATTCTTTCATACCTACCAACATTATGATACCCTCTCCACTTTAAGTATTATATTGATGCTAACAGCCCAATCCGAAAACTGTAAAGGCCAATCCTCCGGCTTGCATGTTGTAATGCTGCCGTCTCTGCCAAATGAAATGTATCCAGATGACGATGTTCGTACCCTTATCGTGTTGGTAACTGGGTCTTTATAGCCCTTGTCGATTGAAGCATCAGAGAAACGTACTTCTTTTGAGATTGGTTTGGGCACAGTGTTATATATTCTTGCGTACCTCATGATACACTCTTCCTCCATATTTTGAGCGACAATTCAATGTCAACAGCATGTGACAGGCGTACTGTGTCGGGCCAGCTAGTATCAACATTGATACTACAATCAGCATCAGCATTGAACCTGATGTAACCATTACTGCCTGATCTTACACGTAAGTCACCAGACACAGGACATAAGTACCCAACACCCTCAAGTGCATTGTCGAACGACACAATAGGGTCCACTGGCTTTGGTGGTGATGGTACTACCTTGTAGTTACGTTCATACTTCATACTTTACCTCTCGATTAAAATGATTGCTTTACTATAAACATGCCACAGTCTAAGCATTTGACACAATACACACCGGGAGAAGAACCAGCCGATATATACAGGTCTGTTGACCCACACTTGTAGCATTCCTTGTCTCTCCATACCCTCCATGCCGTCACTATCTTTCTCCATAGTTTATTCATTGTCGTCACTCCACTAATTCGGTTAGTTTATCTATCATGTTTTCTCTTGTTAATACTATCGCTTCTCTTAGGTGTTCAATCTCCTGAAACGGTGAGGAGTTATTCAATGACATAACGCTGCTCATATATACCTCCACACTGTGTACTACTTCTTTTACTTTGTCTCGTGTACTCATGTCACTCCCATAAGAAAAAAATTTGATTTACAATAAACTATACTTCAAAACTTTTATTTTGTTCAAATAAAAATAAAAAAAACTTTGTTTCGGAGCTGGTGTGACCGTAGCGTAGCGTAGCACATAAGAAAATTCTTTTTCCTTGGTTAAAAACGGTGAGTTATAGAGGGAGTAATAAAAGTCGAGCATGGATGCGAGATACAAAACACTCATGGATGGGGAAGATGACTAAATGTTCCTCGCATGAGATAATAGTTATTGCTGCGAGCGAACACAGGGTGAGCGAGTAATCACCTACCAGCTTTCACATGCGTAACCAACTACCAGTAATCACACGCCCGTAGCCAACTACCGCTAATCTTGATTAAGCGTAAGCAACCACCAACGTCCGATATTGAGTCGTCGTTATAACCGTTACAACCGTTAGTCGGCAATATCAATATATTATCGGACACGTCCTATAATAAAGTTTTCACTTGACAAATGAGTTTTAGTCCGATAACACAATTTCATCTATTTTGAGAATATCACGAACAAATATTGTTTTGCTCCATACTTTCCTTATATCCACCAACAAAAAGAATATTTCATTATTTATTTATTTTATCTGAACAAAACAAAACGCCAAACGTGTATAACATTGAAAGAACAAATAACTAATTTTATTACTTTTATCAGGAGTCACAAAATGGAATTCAAAGAAGTTAACGGTAAACTCATCGTCACTATTGACTTGAACAAAGACGGAGCAATCTCAAGTACGGGCAAAACAATGTCCTATGCCACAACCCACGGTAATGTATCAACTGGCATTATGAAAGACGGTAAACCCTTAATGGTGGGCTTAAATGCTTTCACGAGTATCCCTAAACACTTGCGAGTAGCTCCGGCAGTTCCAACAACATAAGACAACGAATAAATCACTTCCAATATCATTATACCCTGTTAGCAATAGCAGGGTATTTTTTTGTCATATCATAATTATTATCGGACGTAATCTCGATCATTTTCCCGTTTTTGTGTTTTTCGGACGTTGTTGATTATCGCTGAATAGCTGATAAATGACGGTTGACGGTAGATACTGAGATTGCCGACAATACGCTTCACATTCGATTTAAGCTGATTGATTAGTCGGTTGGATGTTTGGTATGGTGGGTTATGTTTTAACGTCTTAGAATCGAATCTGAGAGGTTTTTGTTTTAGTCCTATAATGTTTGGGTGACGACATAAAAAAAGACGGGTTTTAATCCGTCTTTCAATGGTGTTTTGTTGGCTTATTGTCTCAGTTCTGCTATTGCCTCCTGTATTGTCGTCTTATCTCCTGTTTCAAGTCCATCCAATAAACCAATTAAGGCTGTATGGTTTATTATTGTTTCCGTCACGTTGTCATATATATCCCCTGTCAATAGCTTCTGGTATCGTCCGTTTGGGGGATTAACCTTGTTATACTCTTCCAGTGATTTCTTCACCCAGTCAGTAATAAATGACAATTCATGGTGTCCTACGCTTGCCATATAATGCCCGTCACGATACTTATTCACATTGTACCGATGCAGTTGATACGAATAAGAAATGCAGAATAGTATTTTACCGTCTTTGCTTCTTGTTTCTAACATAGTCTTTCCTTTACATTAAGCAGATATAGACTAATATGCTCATAATCAAAACCGATTTGATTTTATGCTGTTTAGTCATTTAGTTTACCATAATAATAGTTCAATAACAGATACAAACCTTTTTTCTCGCTGGGCTTGCAAGTATGTAATTGTTTCAATACCTTAGTATACTTCTCTTTTGTTGTCATTTCATCACCTTATCACTTAATAATGTTGATACCATACTATACACTATTATCGTCAATAGTCAAGTGTTTATGGTGAATTATTGGAAATAAACCTTAATTATCAATCGTTATAACCGTTACAACCCGCATTTTCGATAGCGTAATCCCTATGCGTATCTTCTTAATATCCTATAACATAGTGTATACTGAGCTAATATCGTCCATCACATTTATTGTCGTCCTATAATACATTCTCAATACCTGTAGTTTTGCCGACAAAGTACTGAGACGGAGACGATACCAAATCTCAGGACGATATTATTATGGGACGTGACCAATAATACATGCGAACGTGACGGCAGTATATGACGATTATAACGCTTATTTCCCCCATACAGACCATATAACCCCTACAGACCCACCCACACAGTCCTATAATACAGGTGTAGACGGCAATTTAATCACGTCCGATAACTCTCATGGTCCTATAATAAATGTCGTCCAGAGTCGAGGGGTACAGGTGGCCGTCTTGCAGTTATTCATGTACCGTCATGGAGTATATGTCCTTAGAGAGATTTTTTGAAAATTTTTTATGGGAATTTTTGGAGCGTAAGCAGCTACCTCGCATGTAAAAAGCTGCGTTTCTATCGAATGGCTAGGGTTTATAGATTTTTCTGGTGGTAAAACGGGATGGACGGCAGTACAATAGAAGCAGAGCGAGAATGTACGAAACACTTGTAGATACTAAGAGTGCTTGACAGGGGAGGGTAGAGGATAAATTAGCCGTCTAAGTGCTTGTGAGGTGAATGGGATATAGATACAAAAAAAGGCCACTCAGGGTTAGTGAGCAGCCTCTCTCAAGCAGTTGGTATGATTGTCAGAAACAAACTACAGGTGATAACTCAAACTGGTCAAGATACCTCACCATCTGAGTCTGCGAGTAATCAAATGTCGTCTGTTTTGTCTGATTTACGCATGTAATATAAGTTGCATACAAGCCGTTGCTGGCTCCTCCTTTCTTCTCTATATCCATTCTAAAGTGAACGATGTGACCGACATGGAGATCGGCCCACCATTTTGCTCTGGTCTTTTTCTTGATACCAATAACTCTGTAACTACTGCTTTTCAGGTTCATATTTTCTCCAATTGAAACAGAATAATCCTTGACTGAGTGTGCTGAATCCAAAGTATCTGCGATATTCTCGTCACATCTGATCTTAAAATAAGGTATGAACTTCGTTCTTTTGTTCCGTCCTTCACAGGGTGGTTCCAGTTCAATATGGACAATATCTCCTACTCTGAGATCGCAGAAGAAATGCTTGCGAGTTGTTCGCTTGTAGCCCTCTACCTTGAGCTTGGTTTCCATTAAATTCATGGGTAACATACCTCGCAATTCTCACCAACATTACGGTCACATGAACAAGACTACGATGGACGGCAAACTATAAGGTGAACCGTTCTGTCTTTCTTCAATTTCCAACATGCGATAAAGAACCGGATGTTAGCCCATATCTTGGATGAGGTGTAGCAAATCTCATCGGTGTTCCAGATCGTGTAACAACTACTTATGGATATGGGTACAGTTCGTATTGAATACATTGTTTTATCTTGTTTCATTCTTTCGTCTCCTTTGGAAAGTGTATGACCAGTTTATTGTACACATGCAGAAGTGTATCAACTGTTGCTTTATACTGGATGGCTGCTGTGTCCCAACCTGCTGTTTCATAACCGATCTGCTTCTCTTTTGATTTAGCCATTTCTGTGAGTAACCACTGCTTAAATTCTTCTATGCTCATATCCTCTCCTTGGTAATGCAATAGGGACGATACATATATAGTGGACACGTAATGCTAGGGCATGATGTCACTTCTGTCCGGACATAGCCTACACATTCCAGACATTGGGCTTTGATAGCGTCTCTTGGAGAGGTTTGTCCACGTATTGCACTTTCGACAATCTTTCTGTACAACTTCGGCACATCTTTTAACTTCCTCTTCACTCTCTCTAACTTGCTTAAGGGTTGGGTTTTCGCCATGAAAGAAACTCTCCAATTCTATTTCTGCTTTTGTAAGGTCAACACGTACCTGTCTGATTACTTTCAGTAATTGTTTTGCAATATCCCTCTCGTCCTCATAGCAGTGAACACGAGTCCGGAAGAGGATGTCCTGCCATATCTGAAACACTGTAGGACTGCCAGCAGCCATTGGCCTTGCCACATGGGTCTTACGCAAGCTTGGACACACCGCATGGATAATTGCCATCTTCTCTTCGATCTGTTCCTGTGTCGTCTTATCCATTGAATCCTCCCTGTTCTAAAAATTTCTCAAGCGTACAATCGGATTTGTTAATGTCAGGACGCATCCTAACGAACCGGGGATGTCGAACACTGTACCCAGTTTTGTTCTTTGTGATCTCTTGTGCCAATATAGCAAAAGGCTGACCGATTACTTTCAATGTATTCTCTGTCATCCACTTCCTTGTCTCATCATCCATCCCACCGGCCTGTGAAATCTCTTCCATACCTTGATCGGTGAGAACCCCAAAAGTGACGGCCCCTATCTGACCTGCGTACTTCCCTTTACCGGGGATGAATCCAGTACCAATAACATCAAGATCGACAACCTTTTTGACTTTGTACCAGCCCTTACCGTAGACGGCAGTTGTATCTTTCATCATGCCACCCTCGTAACCAGCACGAATGAGAGCGTCATATTGTGTCTTGAGGTCTTTGGCACTAAACCTGTCGGACACTGAGAAGTAATTCTTATTCCCCTTGATATGGCTGTAGCACATGTGGAAGTCATTGTCGAACTGGTACAGGTAACTCCTACGCTGTGATTCAAACTTCATCCGAACATCTTCACCCTTGTAGTAAAGAATATCAAACATCACCCAATGGAGCTTGCCTGTCTTTTCTTGTCGCATGATAGCTTTGTCTGCGTCACAGCCCATGATTGAAACAACATCACTTGAGGTACATTCGCAGCCGTCACCAGCTATGACTTCCCCCTCGATGATTGTTCCGTTCCACTGTGATAAGTCCTTGGCAAAGAGATGCGGTACGCGGTCTTGCTTTTCAACAAACTTCCCAGTTTTCTTAGAGATACGCCGACTCTGTAAAATAACCTGCCCATCTTCAATAACCATGCGGTAACGACATCCATCATACTTTGTCTCCATCACCATGTGAGGGTCCAGAAACATCTCTGGCTTGATCTTGTCCAGCGTTCCTCCCTTTGCCTTTGCGAACTTTATGTCCTGACTCATTTCGATTAGATTCATTTCCGAATATCCTTTCCCAATTATTAGCGTATTTCTTTTGATCTACTTTACGGTATGTGTCACCCTTGCCATTACTCATACGACCCTCTGCATTCTATCATACATTGGTTTCATACAATCGTAGAACGTCTCTCTGATGTGACGGCTCCAATTAAAGTTAGGATGGCAAGCTATGAACATGTGTGACATCTTAAATGCTCTCCACCTAAATACACGTTCGTACCCTACATAGTACTGTGTTCCATCTGGCATGTTCCTTTTAAGCTGTTCTATCAATAACGCCATGTTTTGTAATCCCCAATATAACACCGATTGGAATAATCTCAATAGCACCACACTTGGATTCAAAATCATAACTGTACGATACCTTGATGTTGTTATCTTCACGACCCAAGAAGAAACCAAGTGTATGACACTTTGATGTTTTGAATTCTTCGATCTTTTCCTCAGATACCCATGAACAGTCGGAGGTGATGTCCTCCCAGTGTACGTCTATAATATCAAACTTATGAAGCTTTTTTATTGTTTGCTTTACGGTCATCTTGAGCCTTTCTTGTCATAATAGCAACTTGGGCTTCACTCTTCTGAACTTCGATCAAGCAGCACCTCTTATACTTTGTGCCACTCTCACATGGGCATGTCTCGTTACGTCTTACTTTATCGTAAGGGTGGTTGACTGTGATGTTGTCACGGTTCCAATCGCTTGCCCTTTTACCTGCGAGTTTCAGCGTTGCCCTTGCTGCACGTCTTTCTTTCTTCACACAGCTCTTGTATGCTTTACCAATGATTGCTGCTATTGCTTTTTTCATTTCCTTTGTAGGATTCATTACTTTGCTCCTGAATAGTTTTTAGCGATTCCAATTTCTACTGGCATACGCAGAGGTAAGTTCATTGCCGTTTCCATTGCATCCTTAATCTTTGGCACTGCCTCGTCTGTACACTGTTCATTCATTTCAAATACGATTTCATCATGCACGATCATGATCTGCTTGAGTTCCCAGTGTGGGTTATCAATACCGATCTTGCGAACTTTGTTACAGGCACACCGAATCATGTCAGCAGCCAGCCCTTGGATAAGGAAGTTAAAAGCTTGGCGATGCGACTTTTTGTCGTCTGGGTTGAGCCTGCGTCTACGACGAGTAAGTGTCCGTACATGCCAGTTGTCTCTAAGGAAGTCAGATGTACGTTGAATTGCAGTCCGTACATTGGGGTAAGCCGAGAAAAATCTATCAATACCAACTTGGGCTTCTTTCTCACTGATTCCACAATTCTTAGATATTCCGTAACTCGTAGTGCCATAGATGATCGGGAAGTTGTACCCGTTCTTGCCGATGTATCTCTCATGCTCATACTTCTCCTTTAACGCTTCATACTCTGGGTGTGTTGTAATCATCTTCTCTTCTGGTATACCCAGTTGGAAAACAATATTGGCTGTCATCAAATGAAGATCGACACCAGCTTTGAACGCTGAGATTAGTATAGGACATTTGGCAACTACACCAAGTATGCGTAACTCTTGACCACTGTAGTCAACACTTATCATTACCTTACCCTCTGGCACTTCAAAGATACGCTTGTAGTCGAATGTCAGTTTCTTCTTCTTCTTGGGTAGCTGTTGCATGTTAGGTTCAGCACACGACAACCGACCTGTCTTTGCTCCGGTGTTCCAGTAAGCAGCTCTCACTCTGCCATCCTTTGCAACATGCTGTGGCAGCTTCACAATGAAAGCACCAAGAAGCTTGTCAACTATATTGAACTGTGCGAGCAGGTCTACGAACTCATTGCCCTCAAAGTGTACGAGTGTCTCAGCACCATAGCTGGGTGCTCCTGTCTTTGTTTTGTAAGGCGTTACCAATCCACGTTTCTTGAAGAGCTTATCAAGTGTCTGGTTACTCAGCTTGACCTTGCTAACGAACTCGACTTCACCAGTGAACATATCAGGCTGTAGTGAATACCCGATGTTACTCATTTCATATATTTCACGTTGCAGTTTCAATTTGGTTGCAGCAGCTTCGATACGCAACTCTTCCAGCTCTTCCAAGTTTACCTGCACACCGTTTATCATCATATCCATCAGTGTGAACTGGAATGGCATTTCGACTTCAAAGAACAGACGGTTCAGGTCCAGCTCATACAGCTTTTTGTTGAATAGCTTCATCAACTGGAAAGTCCATAGTGCATCATTCATCGCATAGTCATAGAACTCCTGTGTCTTCATACCACGTACTGAGGCATTGTCAAAGGTTACTGGTACTACATCAAGGTACTTCGTTGCCAGTTCTTTAAGGCCATGTTGTGAGTTCTCGTTTAGCAAGTGGTGGGCTGTCATAGTACAGAATATTTTATCTGATACTTCTGTGATGCCCTCTTTATGTAGTACCTTGAGATCGAATGGTGCGTTGTGCATTGCAAACGACTTGATATGGCTTCGGAACAATTCCTTTAGAAGCCCAACCATTGCCTTACGATCTTTGTTTTTATATATATCAACATAGCAAGTGTCTACACCATTGGACAGGGAGAAGCCTGTCATTTCCAGATCAAAGTAATCCAAGGAAGTACACTCAGTATCAAACCCACACGTCTTGAAGCTATGCTCACCGAAGTAAGCGATCATGTCTTTATATGTGGTTATAGCTGTCTTCATTAGAACTTCCTTAATATTCGTTCACCGTGATATGTATCGAATACACCATCATTGCCGATCATGTACATGTCGTTGAATCTCTTTGGCCTACGCAGGCTCTCTTTCTTCTTGAATTCCTCTGACCTCTTCCTTGCCATGTCTTTCTGTAACCAAGGTATTCTCTTGTATAAACCTCTGAGTCTCTCCTGTATGGCAGTGACACTGACACCCAAAGAGTAGGCAGTTGCCTTATGTGTCATACCTCCTGCATATGGATGTACGCATGAAAGAACCTCCATTTGCTTCTGTGTAAGTTTGGGCAGGTCTTTTGCCAGTTCGATTAGTTTGCCTCTCATAGATGATCTCCGTAGAATAAAGGGCCAAATGAATTTTTGACTTCATCTATATATACGAACCTTATCGGACTTTTGTTCACATAAAAATATAAATTTTGTAATATTTCTTATATCGCTCGCTCAACTGGTTCGCTCGCTGCAATCTAAGTATGATCTTTATCCATGCGAATACGAACATTTAGCTACCTCCACCCTCCATGGTCATTTTTAATCTCGCATCCGTGCTCGACTTTTATCATGCCCTCTATAACTCACCGCTTTTAACGAAGTAAAAACAACAAGAAAATTAATTCTTGAATCGTAAGTCCTTTATACATAAGGAGTTAAAATTTTTTATTTTTATTTCATTTTTATTTGCTCTAAAGTGTCAGTACCCTTAGTCAGAAGCGGTGGTATATAGAGGGAGTACATGTTTACTCTATACTGTTAATTGAGACGAGACTATTATGGGACAGAAACGATGTAGTTGTTGTGAGCAGTTGAAACCTGAGAGCGACTTTGCGGAGCGAGGTGACTCATGGGGGACGTATGCTTGGTGTAATGGATGTCGAGTATTACTTGATAGGGACAAGACGACAAAGGCACAGAACGACTATTTGAAAAAGACAGAAGTATTCAAGGTGAGAGACTAATGGGTACAACCAGCAAAGCCATCAGAAGAAAACTGCAAAAAGGTGCGAAGTTCGATTACGAGTTTGTAAAAATCGCTGCTCGTCTGGTGTCTGCTGGACTGACAGAAACCGATCTTGGTTATGTCTTGGGTGTGAAACCAACGACGATCAAGAAATGGAAACAGCGTTACGAGGAGTTTAGACTCGCTACTGCTTCTGGTTCATCGGCAAAGGATATTGCCAAGTCCCATATGATTGCAACCGGGATAAGGTCGGCAATGGGTTATGACTTTGAAGAGGTAGACATCGTAACAGAGAGAGTGCCTAACCTTTTCTATGACCCAGACGACAAAGACTCAGAAGAGTTCGTAATGGTTGAAAAGAAAAGAACAACCAAACTACGTCATCGTCCACCGGATAAGGATTTGCTATTGTTCTTCCTTATCAATATGGATAGAGGGCAAGGCAATTGGAAGAATGTAAAGTCGATTGAAGTAGAACAGAAGAAAACGATAACCAACGTAAACCTAACTGGACAGATCGAGTCAACCGACATTCGGAGATTGGCTGGTGCTGCTATTGATAATTGTAACGCAGAGGATAGGAAGTCCAAAGCGATTGAGGTGGAAGTGATAAATGAATAACTTAGATACACCTGCTGATTTTTTTGCGAGCATACCACAAAATCCTGCGGAGAACATTGCATGGAGAATGAACTTTCATGAGACAGTCTCCAAAGACAAAGGTATGCAAAAGGTGTATAAGGAGTTATGCTGGAACGATATTAAGATTCTATTCAACTCAGCTATGTGGGTGTACGATGCCGAAGCTGATGCTGGATTTAGGAACCGTCCATTCATCCTGTGGCCTCATCAGGAATCTGCTGTTGATGCTATACATGATTCAATCCTGAATCAGCATGACATGGTAATTGATAAGTCACGCAAAGAGGGAGCGACGGAAATAATATGTAAGACCTTTGCCGGTCATTTCTTGCTTGACCCAGAGAGCCAGTTTCTCGTAGGGTCCCGAAAAGCAGAGTACGTGGACAAAGGCGTGGAGCTGGTCGAGGGGAAGTTGATAGGACTCCATAAGTCGTTGATGCACAAACTGTGCTATGCAGTCACGACACTACCCCAATGGATGAAGCCGAATCTGCTAAAGACATACATGCTATTGCAGAACATGGACAACGCATCTGTTATATCAGGGGAAGCCACTAATGAAAACTTTGGAGCTGGTGATCGGCAAAAAGGTATTCTTGTTGATGAGTACGGTCGAATAGATCACAACATGGCATTGAATATAAATGACTCAGTGCATGACACATCGGCCTGTGTTATCTTTAACAGTACTCACTTTTGGGGTGTTGAGCATCCCTATAACCAATTGATAAATCAGAAGTTTGGTACTATCCCTGTGACGATTATGCCTTGGGATATGAATCCAACAAAAAACAAAGGACTGTATCTTTCTCCTGATTATGATATGGTTGAGATCAAAGACATCGAATATTACCGGGGAGTATTACCGGAGGTATTCAATGATATAAAGTCTATGGAAACCTTTAAGCTTTCCGATCTTAGACGAAAACATGCTGACCAACCGTGGTGCAAAAGTCTTGAAGCGATTACATTTGAAGCTGACGGTGGTGATAAGAATGAGGGTGGTTGGCGTTCATTGTGGTACGATCAAGTAAGACGAACAAGACGTGATCGTGATGTGGCTTGTAATATTGATAGACGACCCAGAGGTTCGGGAGCATCAGTATTTACCACTGCGACACTTCACAGGATAGAACAAAAATGTTGTTACAGTCCAGTATTTGCTGGTGACATCGTTTTGAAACGGGATAGAGAATACAGAGTCCGGGGTGGTAGGGTGATTCCGGGTGGTGTTGGTCGTCTCCGTTGGTGGAAAGGATTGATAAATGGTAGACCAAATCAAGAGCATAACTACATCGTTGGTTGTGATATTGGCCTTGGTCGTGGTGCTTCCAATAGTGTTGCTTCTATCGTTGATGTTAATACCTGCGAAGAGGTGGGCAAATGGATATGTCCTAATACAGCACCAGAATCATTTGCGGATACAGTCATCGCACTCTGCAAATGGATAGGTGGTAAGAGTAAAGAACCTTACCTGATCTGGGAATCGAATGGTCCCGGTGGTATTTTTGAAAATCGTGTCGTAGAGAATCAGTATAACTTTGTCTATGTTCGCAGAGACGAGAAAGCAAAACGAAAAGCGAAACAGAATAAGTTAGGATGGAATAGTTCCAAAGGCCCGGACGGTACAAAGTATGCCCTGATGATGGGCTTAGACGTTGCACTGAAAGAGGGACTTGAAGATCAGCCTATGAGAAAGTATGTTAAGATGTTTGATGTTCATAACATCAGAGAAATGGAAACATATTTATTCAATGGTGCTGGAACACCTCACCCTGCTAAGACGGTAGCTGATGAAGACACGGATGCAAGTGCAGCACATGGTGACAGAGTTATTGCTTTGGGACTTTGTGTGTTAGCTCTTGAGTATCAACCGAAAGCATTGATCGAGAAAATAATGGCAAGTAAAGCCAACACTCTCGGTGAGCGAATGAAAAGACGTAAACGTGAGGCTGCTCAAAAGAAGAAGTCTCGTTTTAATTACTAAGGGATTATATGGCTTCCGCAATAAAAGATAAAAATGTCAAACAGTCATTCCCCAAAAGGCTGATGTCCGGTACTAAAACTTGGAACAAAGTTATAGAGCCTGCATTAAGAAATCGACAGATAATGTTGAGAGCCTTAGAGTCCGGTTACTTCCGGGGTGAGGGGAAAGAGGCTAAGAGTCACCCGATCAATCTGATCGAGCGTGGGCTAAATATTCTTGTACCTTATCTTGTGATGAACAATCCACACCTCTTGATAACTACAAAGAAAAACCAGTACAAGCCTTTCGCTGAGACTACCGAACTGGCATTTAATCACTTGATGGAGGAAATAAAATTTGCAAGTCTTTCACTGCGACCTGTAGTTAGGGATGCGATGTTCGGCTTGGGGATTATGAAAACGGGATTGATGAAGTCCCATGATGTAGAAATCTTTGGACATCTTCATGAGGTTGGACAAGTTTACTCCGACCCTGTGGATATGGTTGATTACATTGGCGACCCTAACGCTAACAGCTTTGAGAGCTTTGAGTTTGAGGGTAACTTCTACAGGCTTGATTTAGAAGCAGCAAGGGAAATGTACCCGAAACATTCTGACATTTTATTACCCACTTATACACTGCATGGTGATAACAATCAGTATGGTCCAGAGAAGATTGGTAAGAGTTCAGCAAACGATGGGCAGTTCGATACGCTGAGAGAGTTTGTAAGGCTCGCAGACTTTTGGATACCTGATGAGAATATCATCGTTACTATTGAGCCTAACAGCAATCGGATAATCAGAACAGTTGAAGCTGATACACCAGAGGGTGGTCCTTATGATAAGCTTTACTTCTCTGATTTCCCCGGAACATCGCTTCCAATTCCTCCGGTCTGGTATTGGTTGGATATGGATACGGCGATGAATGTTATTGTGAATAAGATGCGAAAGCAGGCTGAGAGTCAGAAGACAGTTCTGGCTTATGAGGGTGCTGCTGCTGATGACGCTGAACGGCTTTCAGGTGCAGGTGATCGACAGGCAATCAAGGTATCTGATGTAAAGGGCATTGCTAATTTAGAGTGGCCGGGGATTGACGATCAGCATTACAACTGGATACAGTATTTGGAACGTCAGTTCTCTAAGCAGAACAACAACATGGATACGTTGGGTGGGTTGAATTCTGGTGCAAACACATTAGGTCAAGAGCAGATGATGATGGCAAATGCCTCGCGATCTGTAGACGATATGGTGAATTCTGTCTATGACTTTACCAAGTCTGTGTCCAAGAAAATGGTATTCCAGTTTTGGAGTGACCCACTAATTTCTGTTCCTCAGATAAAGAGGGTTCAGGGATTCGGTGATATTCCAGTTGTATTCGACAGGGCAGCAAGAGACGGTGAGTTCTGGGACTATGAGTTCAGTATCGAACCTTATTCCATGCAGAGGCTTTCACCACAAGTCGAGTTCCAGAGAACTCTGAGCTTGCTGACACAGTGGATTATACCAACCATGCAGATCGCAGCAGGTCAAGGGGCACAGGTCAACATACCAAAGGCAACGGCTCACCTCGCTAAGATGGCAGGGCTAAGAGGGTTCGATCATTGGTATGATACTGCGGTTCCTAAGATTGCAGAGGGTTTGAATCCTTACACACCAACACAAGGAAAGCCAAAGAACAACGATGTGCAGGACGGCAGGACAGGTGTGAATCCAAATTCAAACGTAGCTAACTCAAGACAGAAAAATGATAGAGACGGGAGTTCAGTATAATGAAAAAGTTTATAATGGGTTACATAGTTGCAGTAGCTTTGTTTTTTGGTGGATGTGCAGTACTCGATCAGACTATGGTTCCAGAAGAGGGTAAGGTAAAGAGTGATGCGGTTGTGATGGTGGAAGCTGTCGCTAATGGACTCGTTGCTACAGGCAATCCTTATGCCGTCCCTGCCCTTGCTGGTAGTACGATCTTCGCCATAATCGCGGGTGCATATACTAACATGCGAAAGAAACAGGCTTTGGCTGACGCTGACGATAAAGCAGTACAGGCTAAGATAGTCACAGCATCCGTTATACAGGCCATTGAAGAGGTCGCAGATGTCCAGACTAACGCATCAGGAGGGACTATTGGTATTTTGGTAAAGGAAAAGGTTGAGAAGAATCTAAGAGACAACGATGCTTATCTAATCGGTAAGGCTATCATCGAAGCAATGAAAGAGGGTAAATAATGCCAAAAGGTATAGGGTATGGCGAAGCTGGTGAAGCATCTAAGATGGGTTTCTTTTCTAAGAAAGATCGGGCAGCTCGGAAGAAAAAGAAAGCTGCTGCTAAAAAGGCAAAGTTAGATAAAAAACGTAAAGGTTCTCGCAGAGGAAAACAGCGTCAGCGTATGAGGGACTCTGGTGTGAGCGAAAAGAAAATTGATCAAATGTTACCGT